GAAGTCTGCCCAACTGAAATTTTCTTTCGGTTTCTTCTTTCTGCTTGGTAAGTTCTTTATAACTAATCGTACCGGCTTTGTACTTTTCTTCTATCTTATTCAGCGCGTCACCCTGCAACCCTTCCATATTGGTTGTGATGTTCTGCACCATATCCAATCGCTTCTGCACTTCGTCTGCCTGAATGGCTGTTATACCCTTTTCGGTATCGCGCGAATTGCTGAATATTTGGGCATTATTTTTAGCGACAATGGTAAGTATCTGTTGCTGGTACAATGCCTTCTTTTCAACTAACGACTTTTCTTCGTCTGTTCTATCCTTTACGGCCTTCTTTTCTATTTTGGCTATCTCTTTTAGCCCGTAATTGGCATTGTCGTACTCAGCTGACATACGGGCCTGCTGTGCAATAGAAGATAATTCAGAGTACTTTTTGTAAGCTGCTAATCTTTGTTCCATGCTATTACTTTCATTCTCAGAGATAGCCTTTTGGGCCTCTGCGTCAATCTCTACCTGTTTTGCGTATTCTTCATAAAGCAACTTGGTAACTTCCATTTCATTTTTTAACCTGTCCTTTGCCCCGCCACCAGTTGCCGGGCCTGCTGCCTTGGCTCCGGTGTTTGTTGGGGTAATAGGTTTAGGGTTGAATAGTTTTGCTACGTCTTCTGCATTAAATCCCAATTCCTTTAACTGCTTCATTAGCTTTTCGGCCTCTACTGATGCCCCCGAAGCTGTGCCTTTGTACAAGTTTACCGCATCTGATAACTTGCTTACTTTCTTTTCAGTATCCGTAAGCGCATCAAATGAGGTACCCAATTCACCGCGCGTCAACTTAGCATTTATCTTTTCTTCGGTAATTCCTGTGGCCTTAACCGCATCATCGTATAGCCTTTGGGCAACTGTAAGCTGCTTAGTTGCTTCTGTTTGGTTTTCAATCTGTGCGTTATACTTTAATGCCAATTCCGAAGCCCTGGCATTAGATAGCAGTAACCTTTGTTTAATCATTTCCTTTGTCGCCTCAATGTTTAGCGACATAGCACCGGTTTCTTTGTCTATTTCAATTACTGACTGCCCGAAAGTGGCACCTAATTGGCCGGTAATCTTTTCAAGTTGCTTTTTGTCGGCCTCGGTTTTATTTACCTTTCCTGAAAGTTGTTCATATTCATCAACAAGTAACTGCGAAGCGTCCGCCTCTTTTTTAGCAGATACTGCCGCGGCCTGTTGGGCCTTATCTACTCCCGACAATTCAATTACAAAACGGCCTATACTTTCTTCGACATCTGCAAACATTTGTTTCATTATGGCAATTTTACCAGTCAAAGTAGTGCCAAACGCTTCAGCGGAACCCTCAATACGTGGCTTTAGTTCCTTCATTAAGATTGAAAGTCTTTCAGTGGGCGTTACCAACCCATTAGCGTTTTCCTCTGCATCTTTAATATCTATACCGTACTGCTTCAGTGCCTTTCCGTTGCCTTCAAGTGCCTTAATGATAGTTTCGCTTGCATCTTCAATGCTGGTACCTTCTTTGGCTGCGAAATCAACAATAACGGGCAGTAACTCATTCATTTGGTCTTCTGTCAACTTACCATAGGTAATAAGGTTATCGAATACCTTTATAACTGCGTCATTGTCCAAATATTTGAACTTTGCCGCTAGTTCATCTGCCTGATTTGATAGCCTGCCCAATGCTTGCACATTTCCAATCCTTTCAAGGCTTGCGGTAAGTTCCTTAGTGTTTTTATCTGCCTGCGAAACCTCTTCTACTATGTCTGCTGCTATCGATTGCAGAGCCTGAAACGACACGTAGCTTGCTGCCATTGCCACCACATTGCGTGCAAGGTCTTTCAGCTTGGTAGACACCCCGCCAACGCTTTCAGTGTTTTTATCAACCGCTAGTTTAACCTCACCCATTGCCGCCTTCAATTCGTGGGCGCGCTTTTTTAGTTCGTCAAATTCTTTAGTGCCTTGTTTTTCTTCAAGTACTAACCTGTGCATTTGTTGGGTTACCTGCGATAACTCAGCACTGGCAGAAGTAGTACCCATACCCCCACTAAATGACGTTAACCCGCCTGCTGTACTTATGGCAGACTGTAAGTTTTGGGCCTTAGTTGTAAGTTGGGTAAATTCTTCGCTGCCTTTTTTGCCGTCAATAATTAGCTGTACTATCTGCTCGTGTATGGCTTTAAGTTCTTTTTTTGCATCTGGGTAGTTACCAACATTGCGCTGAAAGTTACCTATGCTTGCGTCTGCTTCTTTTACTGCTTTATCTAGCTCGTCTATTTGCTTAATTACAGACTTACCCAAATCACTTTCTCGGTCTTCTTTCGATAACTGCCTGTAAGCATCTTTTAACCTGCCCAACCTTTGAGCCATATCATCAATACTACCTGCTGCTGCAATGGTTTCTTTTTCCTGGGCTTTCATGGCAGTAGTAGTTTCCGAGAGGCTTATTTTTAACCTTGTTTGCTCGCGAACTAAGTTTTCTATTTGGGTGCCGGTGGTAATGCCAGCGTCCTTATATGATTTCAGTTCTTTTGTAATCTCAGATAGCCGATTCTTATAGGCAATATACTGTTTAATATTTTCGCCCATAGTTCCAGTATGGGTAGCAAGGAATCCGTTTGTTTCGTTTACGATCTTCTTATAATCCAGTGTTGCGCTTGCCACATCATGAATCTGTTTAGCTGCTGCTGCTGATTGCGTCACTACCTGCTGCAAATTAAGCCCCGAACCAAACCCATTAAAGGTATTACGCGCCTCTTTACTCAGTGTGCTTATGTCGCCTGTTATAGACTTAATTACTGCTGTTAACTTGGTATACTCTACCTCAATTGCTTGTAAATCGACTATACTATCTAACCGTTCATTAAATGGCATGTTGTTGCTGTTTTAGTGTTTCTGAATACTGTTGTAATTCTAAGTACATAAGTGCAAACTCATAGGTACTTAGTTGCTCTGCCTTATAATGTTGCCCCCGGTGCTTGCTGATTGCCAATAACACCTTCATAAAGTGTTTCTTTGTGACCTCTCCACCTTCTTTAGCACTGCTGTACTCTTTTAGGGCCAATGCTGCCTTTAATTTCTCATTTCCGAGTAATATTTCAACCCTTTTAAGGTCGTTTTGTGCTGTATTTTCACTGATTTTAAAGCCCCAAAGGCGCAATTCTTCGGCTAAATCTTCTTTATATTCAGTGTTTAAAGCGTCCAAAAGACATGTAACAACGGCAATTTTTAGCTTTATTTTGTTGACTTTTGAACTGATTTTGTTGTTTTTAGCAACGTTTTTATCTTCAACCGCCTCGTAAAAGTCAGATTGTAGCTTAATCCATGCGCTGAATAGTTCGTTTTCGGTTGGTTTACCTGATATAATCAACCTGGTATAGTCCTTTGTTACCGAACAATGTATGTAATCAGCTAGTGGCAACTCATCAAGTGATGAGCATAATTTCAATGATTCCAAGTCGGGTAATACTTTCATCTCCCGGCTCACGCCACCCTGGCTGCCCGTTTTTTGACCTGACAATAACCATCTTTTTAAGTCCTTTGGCTTTCGCATGCGCATACGCTTCTTTTTTCGCTTTGTCAACTAACTGCTGGTAGTATGCCAGCTTCTTTTTATCACATTCCGGGCAACTCATATCGGTTTCTCTATTAAGGTTATCCATCCTGTAGGCGCACCCGGCCCCCGCTTGCTGGTAATGCCTACTTTGATGTGTAACTGCTGCCTTAGTTCGGGTATAATCAAATGTTGCCGTATCAATTCCTTATGTACAGGCGACAAACCAAAGGCGGTGTTATTGTACTTAGCATCAATTGCCGGTGTAAAGCCTGCCATTGCATCAAAGCTAATTACATTGCCTACCCTGATTGCATCAATAGTACTATGAAGGTAGCCGTTTATCCTTAGATTTGGTTGGTTGTAAGGTGTAAACGGGTACATTCGTTTTTTCCAAGCTGCATACGCTTCGGCTTGCTTACGTGTTTTGAAAAACGGATCGTCTGTTATTTTCGGTGTAAGGTAGTCGCCTAACCTATTCTTGCCTGCCATTAGCTGCTGAATGTTCAATATTACTAGGTTCTGAGTGTTAGAATCAATGATTTTATGCACCTCATTTAGCATTGAGAATGCAGAAAGTCTATCCAGTAACATCTTTGCAGTAGTCATAAATTAATAAAGGGAGTGGGATTGTTCCCGCTCCCTTTTGGATTTTCGTTTTTTAATGAGATTACTCAGCTTTTGCCTTTGGTGCTTTTACTGGCTCCGGTTGTTTGCCTACTGCCTTGCAACATTCGTCATAAATAGCTGCGGCCTGCCCTTCGTATGGCAAGCCTGCACACTCTGTAATGTATGCGTCCTTTGTCATAGATGCCGCATGCGTAGCATTGTGGTGTACTCCGTTAATAGTTATGTTCTTGTTCATTTCAATAGCTTTTACCACCAAACCCGGCCCCATTTACGGGTGCCGGGCTGATGTTATGGAGAGCATCTTAATTATACCATTGTTACTTCGCACTTGTTAGATGAGTAGTAACCGCCTGTTGCAGTGAACAAGACGGAAGGGGCTGTAAACTCCAATACCGCTATAGCTGCTGCTGAGTATCCGCCACCCGAAGCAAATACAACGGTATAAATACCTGTAAGTGTTGACGGTGTGATGGAAGTTACTGTTATAGCTGCGCCTGTTGCTTTGTTGTAAGCCTGTACGCAAGTAGTATCAATAGCTGCGCCCAACGTGTCAGCAAGATTTTCGCTGCCGTCACCAGCTTTAAGTATGTACGGGAAAGTACGTGTGCCAGTGCTTGCGCCTGCTGTAATGTCAACTTCAACAATAGCAGCATCTTCCAATGTGCTGATTATATCAGAATCCATCTTTACAGCATACATATCTTCTGCCATTTCGTTTACTTCTGCAAACGTGATGGAGATACGATATTCAGCAACGGCGGTAGGTGTGCCAGCCTTTGGCGCGTGCACATACACATCTTCAATCTCGAAGCCATTCATGCCTGTAACAAGGCCCGAAGTATATTTGTTAGTGCCTACCAACACTTCGTTATTGTCAATGAACAACCACTTGAACTCAGACTGTGCGCCGGAGTATGAACGTACTTTCTTAAAGTAGTCGTAACCGCCTTTGTCAAAAGTGAAGTCCATTATGATCTTACCATCGTCAGTGTAACGCTGACCACCGTAGCCGAGTGTTTGAACGCCTGGAGCCTTTGATTTATCTTCACCGTTGGTGAACGGCCCTAAGAACTGCGCCCGGTCTGCTATTGCATCGTTGTGCATTGCTGCAACAAGGCTTGCCAATACTGCCGCCTTTACTGTTGCATCAGTAGCCCCGAATGCAGGTGAGTAGGCCCAATCCCTAGGGACTGCCACCATACCGATAACGTAAGAGAGGTTGAAGTCGCAACCTTTCTTACCGGTGTTTTTGCGGTTTGTGCCGCAATCTAATCCTTTTATCATTTTGTTTGTTATTTAAGCTGTTAGGAATATGGGATTGTACTTACTAACTTAATGACTGCCCCACACTTCAAATGAAGCTACAGAGGCCGTTGTTGCCGTATCTGACACATAAACGCCACGTAAATGATTAAAGTGGAACCCTCGCACATCGTACATTACTGTTTGTGTTGCATTACCTATAACTACGTTAGAATCAGCACACGGTACGCATTGAGTAGTAGTACCGCGGACTGTGTACCAAGGCCCGGTGCTGTCAACTGCGCCCTGTAACTTAACATATCCACGCTGATAGCCTGATGTTTTTGTTACTTTCACTTTCACGAACATGTTACTGTACCATGAAGTGTTAACATAGGCGTATAGCGTCCTGATGCTGTCAAGTACTTTGGATGTGGTGCGAACTTCGGCCCCCGTTTTCCAGTAAATCAAATTGCTCGAAACCTTTGCTGTCTGCACTAGTTGAGCTTCTGCGCATATTGCGCTTAATAGTACTGCCATTAGGCAGAAAATAAACTTTTTCATTTTTAACAAGTTTGGTTTTTAATTGTGATCGTTAAGTTTTGAATTTCAATGGCATCTAAGTAGTCTATACCCTGATTGCCTGTATTAGTTCCGTTTTTACCCCAAAATAGGCGGTCAATCTTCTGATGTTCTACATTTCGCACGTCTCTATACCTTACTTCAAACCTGTTATACAATGCAATCTGTTTAATGAATGCTTCATAAATTGGGTAGAGTATCGGTTTAAAGCTGCTAGCGTATCGCTCTGAAGCTATGATGTCCGGCCTCGTAGCATGTGCAATGGCAATGTTCAATGTAGCGCGTGTATAATGTGGGCCTACTGTGCCCATACTTTCGGTGAAGTCCTGGAACAAAATTATACATGGAAATTTCTTTGCCCTGTACTCCTCGCTCCGTTCCATCTCAGCAAGTACATTCATAACTTCTACCGGATGCCCGTACATGTAATTCAGAAACGTGATGTTAGCATCTTCGGCAGTAAGTGTAGGTAACACCACCGCGCTAGTTGCAGTAACAACATCCTGAATCATTTCTACAATCGGTTTCGGGTAGCTCATAAGTTGAATGTGTTTATCCTACCAAAACAATGTACTTCTTCGCTGTCATAGTCATATACTGCAACATCGTCACCATCTAGTTTGTACTCCAAGAAATCACGTAACAAGTCTGTAATATCTGCCATTTCATTCCACGCCCTAACTGATTTGTTAATTGAGCTGGTCTTTGTGGCATTCTCTACAGTTGCAGTACCTTCCCCGGCTGTACCAGTTATTGTAGCTGCATTACGCTGATACCAGTAGTACACATAGTTGGCTATCGGGTTTGCCCCGTCTGCCTGTAGCCCGGCCCACTTGCGTAGCTTGCCATCTGCATTATAGTATTCTGCACCCTCTAGAATATCAGTCCATTTCGGATCAACAGTGACGGCAGCAATACCAGCAATGAAGGCTTTACCGAGTGCGTAACCCATTGCTTTATAGATGTAATCACTTTCGTACTTACTTATAAAGCCACTGATTGAATCCTCGTTCCATGCACGGGTTAAACCGGCAATAAGAATTTCACCTGTAAAGTCGTTGATTGTTAGTATTGCTGCCATGTGTGATTATATTATACTGATGCTACTGCAAGGTCTGCCAATGCGGATGTAATGTCGGTACACTTCATGAATGCGTTAGCATTAACGTTCCTGATTAACAGGTTGCCGCGCATGTAACCCTTAATGGTTACTGTTTCAGTTTGGAAGTTTGTGCCATTTTCATAGCTCATTTCCATGCCGAATCCTTTACGCATGTAGATAGTGCCTTTTGTTGAATCCATTACAAACAAGCTATTTGCAGGTACATTAGGGTTGCTGCGTATCTGCATACCGTCAATGCTTACCTCTTTGTTGTTCACAACGGTAACGAATGGAGGTAGCAGGTACCTGCCCTGGCTGTCCTTAATCAGCATGTTTTTGTACTTATCAATGGTGTTAACAAGCACAAAGTTTGGAACCCATGAACTGTCTTTGCCTGCTGCAATAATCTGCGAAGCCATAGCGACAATCAAGTCATATATATTTGGCTCTTTTACGGTGCCAGCCCATGCAGGTATAGTACCACCAAGTGTGTTGCTTGCGTCAAACTCTGATGCAATTTCATCAACTCCATGCCAGTTAGGTGAACTGCCGTCACCATTCAGTAGATTGTCATCTACTTTCAGGATAACAGAAGTGTTTATAAGGTTGTTTAATTCACCCTGTACGAAGTCATAGTCTTCTATCATGTCAACAGAGGCGTGAATAAAATCCTTTGTCTTCATGATTTGGATTGACCTTTCCTTCCATGTTACAGAAGATGCCGGAGTGATTGCGTTAATGTCAATGCAGTTCTTGGCATCGCGTGCAATTGTTTCCTGGTCAATGTATTTCACGTACTCCAAAGTAGTTGGAACTACCGGGAATATGTCGAACATGAAAGGTTGGCGCACCGGCAATTGGCCTATACCTGGCACACGCATGCCGATAGTATGTGCGGCAATATCCGAAGGTGTGGCGGTCTTTGAGTAAAAAGGTATATCTTTTAATTCAAGGTCGCGAATCTTCTTAGACTTAAAGTCTTTCAGCTTTTCGGCATTGTCTTCCAGTGCCTTGCGGAACGGATCAACAAACGAATTGCCGCTTACTCCTTCATCTTTCATTTTCTTTACGTCCTGTGAAAGAGTTTTGAAGCCGGTAATTACCTCTGAAAGGTCTGTCATTTGTTCTTCACTCAAACCTTTGCCGTTCGACTTTGCAAATTCGCCCATGAAGTCCCTTATTTTAACTTCAAGGTCGCTAACCTCTGCGAACTGCTTTAGGTGTTCGTCCTGAGCTTCCACGAATGACTGCGTTTCTTCGCTCAGTTCATCCCACTTTTTTTGCTCCTGTAGGAGCTTTTTCAGCTTTTTCATTATTTGTTTTTGTTTAAAGCGTTAGTTAATATGGATAAATCCAACCCCTTCTTTTTTTGCGGCTCTACTGGTGGAGTGGGTTCCCCCGGCTCCGTTTCGCTGAGTGCGATATATTTAGATAGTAGCTGTTTAACTTTCAATGATACCGCAAACGGCAATGACTTACTTTCAGCGTCAATGGCAAACAATAGCTTTGCCATGTCTTCAACTATTGGCGTTACTGCCTTACTGCCTTTCATGCCTTCAAAGCCTGTTTCTTCGTTGCAGCCAAATGTTACAACTGAGATTTCAAATAGGTTAATTTCCTTTACCAGTAAATACCCTGGCTGCATTTTGTCGCCGCCAACCCATTCGCATTTGTCCCCAACGTAGTTATACCCTATGCTGAATTGATTCAAAGTGCCTGACTGAAGTTGTATCAACACTTCGTCTGCCTTAGTTATTGGGTCTAGTTCCGCCTCGAAGTATAAACCCTTTTCATCTTCTATTAGCAATACCAAACGGCCTAACGGCTCATCTGTTTCGTGCTGATTTAAGAACACCATCTTACGATTAGTAGTACTACCCGGCCCGCGCTCGCTGATAGATTTAGAACAACAACCTTTTACAAGCATGTCGCCCGCATCGTCAATGTTATTCCATATCGCTCCGTAGCCCGATATTTTCCGGCTCGTTACGTCTATCTTCACATCTGTTATCCCTAGCGACTTGTAACGCATCGGGCTGTTGCCCCTCTTTTGTTTCAATTCCTGTAGTGTCATTGTGCGTTATTTTGTTGTTGGTCGGGTGAAACATTTTGTTGCTGAGTGCTTCCATCATTGCCTTTCAATTTAATTATTTCCATGACCTTTGCCAGTTCTTCTGGAGACATGTCGTATAGTAGTTTTTCGTAGAAGCTATTAGCAATAGCCTGATACCCTAGTTTAATACGCCAATCATTGAGCGTGATCAACCCATGAATAAACTGTACTCTACATGTTTCGTTATTGCGCCAATCCACTTCGGCCTTCTCCTTTTTATTTTCTTGGAGTACATTAACGTGACTGAAATCAGCATGTAAGTACATACCCATTTCATTAAGTTTCAGGAAATTAGTTAGGCTTTGGGCCTTCTTTTGCGCCCTCGGTATAACTACATTCTCATAAACAGACTTCTCCGCTGCTGCCTGGTTTTCGTATTTGCTACCTTCTTGCCTTGGCATTAACTCCCTTGGTACCTTGTAAGTAGCATATATAGCAGCTGCATCGTGTTCGGTTTCCGTGAATGGCTCAAGCTCCTGAATAGTTGCAGCAATCTTAATGAACTCTAATGGCACATCTGTAATACCTACAGGTGACTTGCTATTAGTCACACCATAGGTGTTATTGTAATCGTCAATAGCTCGTTTCTTTTCGTTTGCCGTCAGTGGCTGCAACCCGGTATCGTCACCCTTCTTGCTTACCAACATGCCCAACGCACCGCGCTTGGTGTATATCACGTTTCTAGCTGAGTAAACAGCTAGTAGGTTACTTACCGCCTTTTGTGCTGATAGTAGTGGAGATTTGCCAATAATACCGTAATCGCGTGATTCTATGCTGCTGAATTTTGAGTATAGCACAAACTCAGGCATGATTGTATTTAAGCCGTTCCACCCGTCCGAACATAAGTAATGTTGTATTAAATCCTCTTTGGTTGTTGCGGAAAGCAACTTCAATATTGGCTGTAACTGAATCTGAACCCCGTCTGATGGTAGATTGATTAGCGTTGCAATGTTGCGGTAACTAACATGCATACCTGTAGGTACATTGGCATAGATGTAAGACTTACCAGTGATTAACTCGTAAATCTCTGACATCTGTATAAAGTCCTGCCAATTCTGAATAGGGTTAGGCTGTTGCATTAGCCTTTCCATGTACTTATTGTTGGTAACTATAGAATCGTCAGATAGTTTACGTAGCTGCCAGTTTGCCCCGGCTACCCTGTCTGCGATAATTGACGTAGGCGCGTATATCTCAGCTACTTCATGGAATAGCCTAACTAAGTTACCGTCTGTATATTCGCCCCAAATAGCCGAAAGGTCGAAGCTGGTAGAATAGAAATTGAATGTACTTGGCAACCTATCAACATTTGAGTTGTCAATATAGGTCTTGTAATTCCGCATTATCTCTACTTGCTTGCCTGTCATTGCCTAACAAAATTGCACATAAGCCAACGCATGCGAAAATACATGTTACCCACCCCCCATAGTGTATAAGTGCCCGTAGTTGCGCTGAAAGTACATGGCTACGCCTGCCATTGCGTCCGGTGCATCGTCATGCGCGTTACCGCCTTTACTTTGGTCAATCAAGTATGCGGTAAGGTTTTCAACAAACCGTCTATACTCCGGTATCTCTGCCCAATCAGAGCGTAAGTACAGGTGACGCTTAACCCATGAATGGTTAGCGTTTATCCTGGTGTGCTTGTTGGTGGTTGATTTTATAATTCTGAATTCGCCCTCCCATCCTTTTTGTACCAGTGAATTACGAAGGTTGACACCCATTATTTTCCAAGCTGAGATACCTTCAAACTCTACATTGTCAATCTTATTGGCAGTCATTTTATCAATCATAACCGCCTGATTGTAATCGGCTCCCTTCTTGTTATACACTACATCGAATAAGTACACGTCGCTGCCAATCAATGCCACTTGTGGGGCTGCTAAATCGTCTGTGCCAGTGTCTGCTGGGTCAACATACATATACCTTACCTCTGCGTGTTCAAGCGGATTGAAGTTTGCAGGGTTGTATGTTTTCATATCTTCTAGTGGAAACATCAACCCTTCGCGCGTCTGTGGATTCTGCTGGTGTTGCGTTTGGAAAATGTACCTTACCTCGGCTTCGTTGCTGTCACGCATGGCTAGTAATTCGCTTACGGGCCTTACTTTCGGATCAAGGCATTGCGGTATATTGTTATCATCAAACCACAATTCAGGAATAACCACGTTCACCCATTCGCCAGGCTCAATAGCGTTTACGTAGCCTATTAGGTCCATCTTGTGAACCCTTTGCGCAATAATTATTATTGGTGTTTTGGTACTGTTCCTACGGTTCTTTATTGTTGATACATACCGCCTGTTAACTGCCTCACGCTTTAGGTCACTGTTCGCATCTTCGGGTTTAATAGCATCGTCTATAACTATCGCCCCGCCAAATGTTTCAGATATGCCGAACGTACATGTTGCTAGGTATGCGGTAAACTCTTCATCTTCCATATCCCTTATACCGGCACCGAAGCCCGTAACTTGTCCCCCGGCAGATAAGGCATACAAGCCCCCGCCTGCTGTAGTGTACCATTTCTTTCGACTGTCCGTGTCTTGCTTAATGCGTACATGCGGATTCACTTCCATGTACTCAGCCGATTTAACTATGTTCTTTGTTTCTTCGCTGTTATCATGTGCAAGGCTATCACTAGCGGTAAGGTGTATAAATTTTGCAGCCGGGTTGAGCTCAAGTCCATGCGCAATAAAGTGTTGTACTGCTATCTTAGTCTTGCCCAACCTGGGCGCAACCGAGATAGTTAGCTTCGTGATTTCACCCCTGTACACCTTTTCCAGTGCTTCAGCTATTGTATTTATGTAGCCATGTACCTGGTACTTCCTGTTATTGAGGTTTTTAAAGTGGTACCTGGTACTGAATAACAATGACTGCTTACACTTTACATGTGCGACTTGCTGCTCAATAGTCATCGTCAAGGGCTTTGCTGATCTCTTTTATCCTGTCCACCGGTACAGGCTCGCTGTTGATGTTGGTAGTAGTATTGGTTGATTCTATAATCTGCTTATCCTTCCACTTGTCGCGCTGCCTATTCTTTAGCCAAAATATTGCAGCCGTAGTATCTGCCGGTATGTGCTTCTTTGTGTTCTTTGTCTTAACACCGTCTTCACTTTCTTCAACACTCCTTTCTGTTACTGAATAGCCCAATGCCCGATTATATAAACTATCTGCCACTTTGGCATCGGCTGTTTCCCTACCGTTTTTTAATGCTTCGGAAAACCTCGGATAAACGCTTTGCCACTCATACAAAGTATCTATGTGTACATCAAAAAACTTTGCTATTTCTTCCATGCTAGCGCCCAATAATGCAAGCCTGAAAACCTGCTTATTGTATGCAACCTGGTACTTTGTCGGCCTGCCTCCTACGTTTGCCATAAGTGTTATTTATCACTCAAATTTCACTACAAAACCCATATTGATAGCCTGTATTATTACCCACCCGTTACCGGCAAGGCACAACACGCCCCCTCTCTACGTCTGGAATCTCTCGATAAACCAGTAATAAACGGCCTGCCTGTTAACAGGATCAGTCGCATATCGTGCCGAACTTTTTAGTAGCATTTCCCCCGCTACGTGTTAGCTGCGTGAAGGCTACGTAAGCGAGTGCGTGGCCTTCAATCGGCTCTCCGCATCTACTCTCAGCATACCGGGTAGGCAATATTAAGTAGAAATGTGTATCTACGTACACTTTGTGACAATTAAATGACAGTACACATTATACACTATAAATACTATACACTACCTTTGTATCCTAAAACGAACTGGAAATGAAAGGCACTACAAAATTAATTATGGAACACTTAATTAACGGAGGTATAGTATTTAGGTCAACGGACAATCTAAATGCAATTAGCTGGATTAACTCAGGCCGTGTGTATCATATGTCATTTGCTACGATAAAGCCGCTTTTTGATAAAAAAATATTAAAAAATGCTTACCTAAATGGCTATAGCCACCAAATTCA